CCAGGAGTGCTATCAAGCACCCGATCCGAAGACGATACGAAAACTGAAGAGCATGTCAAAGGATCTCACGGGCCAAGATTGGGACCAATTCATAGGAGCAGACCTTCGAGAAAACGCCTCTGTTCGTGTAGAACCAGGATCCACGCCTTCAAATGCCTTTAGCTTTCCCTCTGACTCCGCATAGAGCGCTTTAAAATCCTTAACTTCATCGCCCTTATCACCAGCATCATCTCCCGCGCCACCGCCTGCTTCATCCCCTCCAGTTGCGGTCCCAGCCCCACCGCCGGCGCCCGCATCACCAGCCGCATCTTCAAACATCCCGAACAATCCTTTATAAAACAGAGTAATTAAATTCAACATGATATCTCCTTGGTTCTATGACCTTGCGTAATCTTTCGACGCGCTTCGGATTCGGTTCTGTTTCTCATTTTCTTCATGGTTCTCTTGTTTTTCCCAACCATTGCAGCATCCATCAGGTTCGATAACGCCGCTAACGACATGACAGCGATTGACTTCAGCGTTTGAATACTCGCACGATTTGCAATGTGTGCCGTTATCCGAGCCTGTTTCAATAAGCCCTGATTCTTCCGGACTCACAAATTCCATCGGCGGATGATCTTTTGAAGTCATCGGATCCCCGTGAATGTAGAACCCGCACACCATCGACTTCGTGATATTGACCTTGCTCCCATGAATCGAGCATTTCGATATGTCCTTCAAAAACATCATACATCGGCCACATCGTTTCTTTCCTCCATCATCGCCGAGGTATAACACCGCGGCTTTTTGCATCTTCCCATGAGCCAAGATCAGAGTCCTATGGCGATCCAGTCAAACGTGCTGTCGTTTGTCTCTACAACCACAGACACGGTACCGCCGGCAAGTGGCAGGGTCTCATCAACCGAAACGCCTTGCTGTGTGGCCGCTGCAACAATGGGTATAAAAAGCATGACTTTTCTTAAGCCGGTCACAACTTCGCCTAGGTTCGTGGTTCCCGAAAGAACGGATCGGCCGATCACTACGCGCAAGTTTCCAAAAACTGTCGTCGAATCAATATTCCTTGTTGTTGCGATTGCCATGATTTATCCCCCGTACTCTTTTTTCATGGAATTCAAACGGTCGCTTTTTGAGTCATCTGAGTCCCGGTTAAAATGAATTTCTAAAACGTCGAAACTGTACGCTCTGTTACTCTTTTTCTCGCTACTGACTTCCGCAATCTTTGTAACTTTCAGCTTGACGGTTGCGGTGATCTCTTTTCCGATGTCAGATCCTTTAACCGGAAGCGTTACTTTTGGGTAGTCTCCGTATTCGGAGCCGATATCAAGGCGTGGATAATGAGTTTCTTGTTTATGACTTTCGGAAGTGCTTGCGACTTCCATATTCGATTTTGGGTATTTGTATCCGAGTTTAATCATAAAAAAAGATCCAGACAGAATTGCTTCCGCCTGGATCTATGTCCTTAGCGCTCCGCGCTGTGGGAATATCGTTAAATTTCCATCGGTGATTTCCTGGACTCTAAAATTTTATCAATACCTTCATTCGGGTTCACATTCTTGCCACCCGCGGTTACTTGAGATTCATCGGCAGGAATCGTAGGATATTTAGCGAGCATACCCACATATTCTGCGTATCTTCGTTCAAAAAGCAAGCGAATTTTTGGGGGTAGGTCCATATACTTCGGGTTTTTCATGTAACGGGCGAGCACCATAATCTGAATATCCGGATTGTCCACGTCTTCGAGGACCGGCAAATAAATCCCGCCTTTCATCATTTCAATCGCTTTTTCAGCTTTCACAACATCGACATTTGATTCGGTGTAGTATTTCCCGAGTCCGAATTCCTGAAGAAATTTCTTTTGATTATACGGGTCAGCCAGCACATCCCCCAAGAAACCGGCTGTTGCAAGACGCAATACAGTCCGTTGTCTGAGAAGCTTTGTGGATCCTGGTTCTACACGAACAGAGGCGTTTTCTCGAAGGTCTGCTCCTATGAATTGGTCCCAATCTTGGCCCGTGAGATCCTTTGACATGCTCTTCAGTTTTCGTATCGTCTTCGGATCGGGTGCTTGATAGCACTCCTGGAAATTGAGAAGGTCGATCTGTTCCGATCGTTCAAGGAACTTTTCCCAGGTCTCCACCTGTTTTGACGCGCTTCTCTCTGCCTGCTCAGTCAAAATCTCAAGTTGTCCGAGGGTATTGACCCCTGATGGGTTCTTGCCAGACCTGATATCGGCTGCGTTAGCGATAAGGTCACCGTCTGCTAAAAGTATTTGCCGCTCTTCGACGACTTGATTTGGAAGTGGGGTGCCAGGTATTTTTTCCGGTTTCGCGCCAGTCACAGGATCTGGAGAATATTCGAGTTCTTGGCCAGGAACGCCCATAATCGTCCCTGATGGGATGTTTGACCCCTTTGGAAGCAACCATGTACCCACGGCAACAGTCTTTCGGTTATAAGCAAGAAGGGCATCAATGGCATTGATTCGGCGCTGAATCGGAAGGAGTTGCTGAACTAAAGACGCCGCCCAGATGTTCCCGGGCTGTTTCCAGAACGACCATGACGTGTACGGATGCCAGATATCACCATCAAGGTAAAAAGTGTCTGATGCCCCAAGGTATAACAGCTTGCTCGATGCGATCACCGCCATGAATCCTTTCGGATATTTGGAACTTGGTATCATGTACATCCATTTTATGACAGCGGTATTGTCAAGATTTTGGCCGGTTTGCCGCCGCGAACTCTGACCTAAAACGGATTGCCCTTCGACGATTTGTCTCAGTCCTTCTCCGAGCGTAAGCGTATAAGAATAGCTTGATTGTTTCGTAACTTCTTTCGCTTCACCAGTGTAGCCGGGCGCTTCAATGTCAAATCGATCTTTTATCCATTGGATATTCCTGATCTGAGATTGCATCAGGATCGTTATGTCCCTCCATCTCTTCGGAAGGCCAGCAAAGGCCATCTCAAACGGTGATACGATTTCGCAATCAACTTCTTTCAGATAATTTTTTATTTCTTGTTTACTTTCCGTCTCCTGTTTCAGAAACCGCCTGGTTCTCTTCTTGATTCCTTTCCGAAAACAGTTCCCGCAACAAAGTGCCCATAACGCCAATTCGTAATAGTGATCGTCCTTCTCCAGCTTTTCCCACAAATAGTCATCAATGACGTTCGCTACCTTCGAAGATGTTTTGTCTTCTTGTTCTTCTGAGTTGGGCTCGACCTGGATGGATGGTCTTGACGTAAACCCGGAAGCATTGACAGTGACCCACCTGAGCATGTGATTTGTTACGGGCCGGTCAATGTTTCTGTTGGCATCGGTGTAAGGGATGGTTTCCCATCGGTGGATGTGATCGTTATAGCGAATCCATTGATCACCAATCAAATAATGGATGTTCTGCGCCCAAACCGCGGCCCGCTCATTTTTTGATTCTACGTCATCATCCGACCATGTATCAATGATCCCGATCAGGCTTTTCCTGTCATTTTCCTGTGAGAGATCCAGTTTCTCGATTTGGGCGTAGAGGTCTTGTGAGTACATTTTACATTATCCCTAACTCTTTCATTCCCTGCATTACTTTTGCGCGATCGGCTGCGGTTTGCTCTCGAATTTCACCATTTTCGCCAACAACCATCGGCCCTTTTGGTTCGCCATGTTGGTCCCGATCTCTTTCGATGGCTCGAAAAGTCTTGAGGGCTGTAGGATCCAGGATGCTCATCAGCTTATCCTCAAGCTGTTGGATTCTCGCGTTTAGCCGGGTGACCTCTGCTTCTTTTGAGGTAATAATATTTCTGAGTTCGTCGCTTAGTTCTCGATCCCGCATGGGAATTCAGCCTTTTTTTGTTCGATGGTGACGGTTCCGCCATCAAGATTTCCTTCAGCAAAATGCAACGTGACGCGCTCTCCACACCCAGAATCATTTCGATAACGTTTGGATGCGCACACAAACTCAAGCTTGCCTTCGATGATTGATGAGATTAGTGTAGCGCGGGAATCATTATAGCGGACGAGAATCATATTGTCGGGGAGTTTGACTGCGAGAAGTTTGCCACAACGCGGACAGTAGATCGGTTCTTTTTTTAGCATACGCCCTCTAAAAATTAAGGCTATCACTTTTGGTCACATGATGTCAATGATGTCTTTCAATTTTCCACCACCCTTGCCCAAAAGCTTCTTCTTCTCTTCATGCCATCGGCGCCAAAACTCATAATCTTTATCAGGTAATTTTTCGTATGGCTTTTCTTCCGGCACAATCGTCTGCCTAGTTCGCCGCACAGCCCAATATCTGATACTGTCTCCGCAATGGTCTTCCCCATCAGAATCAACGTCTTCAGGATGCTTGTCATCGTGGATCAGCTCCGGAATGGTCCGGATAGAGTTTAAGCAGGTATTAAAGAATTGCAGCCATGGCAGGCCGTCAGGGGCCGGTGCGAACCATTCGCGCAACATAGTCCAACCAATCACGCGATCGTTCTTGGATGGGGATATCATCAGGTCGTACCCTATTTTCTCTTGAAGCGTGACCCCGATTGACTTCTCGCCCTCTCCTTTTCGTTGAAAAACAGACGGATCGGCCGTGAACAGATCAAATGCTTTCATGCCTTGGCCTGCCACGTCATCTTTTGACAGCTCATAAATCTTTGCGCCGACAACACTTGCTATCTCTTTGGAAATATAAAGTTCTCTGTAAACGTAGGCCCTGCCATTCGGAGCAAGGGCTATCCATAGGCACGCCGTAGGTTTCGCCATGCCCCAATCAAGCGTGATGAATCGTTTCCAGAAGTCAGGAATCTGAAAAGGTCGGCAGGTGTGGAGATCCTTCCTCCACTCATTGAAATACTGGCCGGCGAAAGAGTCCCAATCCCCATCAAGGAGCGCGCGCCGCTCCGCATCTGGGAGATTCATCAAGTACATGACGTAATTCGGATCCCGCTCTATCAAAAACTTGTTGTCGACAACCCGGGCAGGGATAAAGACCCGCGTCATTTTTTGAGTCTCTTTGGTGAATGGATTCTTGAACTCTTCAGTGTGAATCTCGCCAGGAGGTCCGACGTCAATAAATCGGCGCCTTACCCAGCCATGACCGATATTCCCGGGATTTGTGGCGGACCTGATTGCTTTAGGGAATCCTCTCGGAGACCGGCAACGGGAGAAAAGATAGAGGTATTGGTATTCGGTGAAATGCGTCAGTTCGTCGAAAATGATGACTTCGTATTGAGCGGACTGATACTTGTAAACGTCATTTTGGGCTTCGCAGTACCCAAATTCAATCACTGATCCGTTTGGGTTCCGCCACTTCTTTGCCTGCCCCTGCCAGCGCCAATGAGTATTTCCAAGCAATTCATGTGACCTTGGAATCAGGGAGCCTTCGCGGGTGAGCTCTACGAGTGTGCGCCGGAGAATGAGAATCTTGGCGCCGGGATAATGCTCAGCATACATAATCGCAAACGCCATGAGCGCATCCGATTTGCCTCCTCCGGCCGCTCCCCCGTACATGGCTTCATCAGCCATGACATGAAGAAACTCTTGCTGTTTAGGCTGTGCTTCCCACAACATTTGACTAAGCGTTGGATTTGTCGCTTGCATCGATGGGCTTTTGTTTGAAGAAGCTGTCTTTTCTGGATCCGACAACCAAGACAAGTTGCTTTAGGGATTGATTAACCTCTAGTTTGGCGCCGGTCTGAATATAACCGCGGATTTTAGCGAGGAGTTCAGCCGTTTTTAGGCGAGCGTCCCAATTAACCACGTCCTTGACTGCTGTGATTCTTCCCTTAAACTGAAAAAATTTAGTCTCCATAGCATGAAGACCTTCCGAAATCCTTAAAGCATGCACTTCTTTCGTCGCACCGTAAGCGTCTAAAGTATCGGAGAAATCTTTAAGGGCCTCTTGTACGGTTGCGGTTTGTAGGGAATTATGGCCTTGATGTCGGTCGCAATAACCGGCGATGCGGGATGCTTCTGCTATTGTATCAACGTCTGTGTCAACCAGAGCTGCTACGAACCTGCTCTGTTTCTTGGTCAGTTTTTTCTTCTTGGATTTTTTCTGCGGCTTTTTCTTCTTCTTCGGCTTTAAAGCCTTCGAGTGTTTCATTCACATTCCCTTGCCATGCTTCTAATTTACGCACATCATTCGCCACTCTATTATGCGCTTTTATGATGATCCGTAAATCTTTTTCTGTTCTGGCTCGGAACTGATCCTGCATTTCCATGTATCGACCCATTTCGATTCCAGACGCACAACCACTAACACCGAGCGCTAATATTGTCATCCAGAAAATTATTGCAAACAGAACCACCCAATTTAAAATCAGTACCGTTAATGAGGGCTTTTTATTCTCTGTACTCATCTTTAATTCTCCTCTCTAAAAGCGCCGCAATCACGATGCACGGGATCGACAGACGCGGGATTGAAAAAGGGAAATGCAAGAAAGCAAGCGCTAGCATCGCCAGAAATGAAAATAAAAGAGAGCGCGCATCATTCATCGCCTCTTTACTTGCATAAGCCGTTCGTATAGCATCTCGGATAAGACTGACCGCATACCCACAAAAAATCAAAAGTCCAATCAGTCCAAATTCATAAAATAAAAGAATGTATTCGTTGTGGGGATGATCCCACGCCCATCCATGCAGCGGGTTCTCGCGTTTTCCCCTCAGCTCATCGAGAATGCCTTTCATATTCCAAAAAGGTCCTCTCGGGTCTTTGAAATGGATTGCCTCAAGCCGTGTCGTGTCCGTTCCGTTGTCTTTTGCGATTTCCAGAATCCTATTCTTGAACGCTTCTTCGTTCTTCGGATCCCACTTCACGTTGAGCCAATAATCTTTCTCTATCCCTCGGAATTCCAAAAAAAACGTTTCTTTGTATGATCCCGGGCCCTGCCCCCACACCGGATATCGAAAAGCCTTACTCAACACCATTTTCCAAACCATCGGCCGGCGATAAGGCTGTCCGCCTTTCTTCATGTCCGATTGAAACGACGCAAACACGCCAATCGCAAACACGAAATAAATCACCGCCAGTATCCATGCTCTTTTCAGCCACGATTTTTTAAAAAAATAAAGAACCGTTACACCCATAAAAACAGCCACCACCGAGACAGACCGTGCATACAGAGCTGGGATAATGGCAATAAAAAAGAGAGTGGGATGAAGATACGCCACGAAAGGTGCTGTGACGGCCGCGTAAATACCCATGTAATTTGGTAACGTCCAGGCACCGGAAGGATGGTACTTTGCGAATTGCTGGAAAAAATAAACGTCTTCGCCTGCTTTTTGGACAACGATTGAGATAATCGTGAAAATCAAGATCCCAAGAGCCGCATATCTGTACGTCTTTCCTTCTGAAAGTCCTGAGGCTGTCAGCACAGCCCAATGAATGATTGCGCCCGCTCCAATGAACATCAACCGATAATCCGTCATCGGCCCGCGCCACATCAGTCCCATGACCCCAGCATACGCTAAAAATGCTCTCATCCACTGATTCGGATGATGCACGGCCAAAATGATGTAAGCTGCTACCATCAAAAACGTGAATTGCTGATCTCGAATGTTTGGACTGATTCGGTCCGCGTAATAAAAAATCGGCGCAATTAAAAAGATCAATGGAATTGAGTATCTTTCTCTGAGGGTAATCATCCTTCGTCCGATTCCGGGTATTTTGCTTTTAATAACTCTGGATTCTCGAATACATTACCGATGATTTCAAACCTGTTATGGACAGCTATGTAATTTTCATCTCTATCTTTTTCGGCTAAGAAACAACCATCCCGAAAGATTACCTGAACGATATGTTTGCCGTCTTCTGTCCTCAAAATATCCCCCTCATAAATCACACCGTTCTTTGCCTTGATGCCGGTGTGTTGACATTCATTTTCTAAATCTAAACTAATATCATGGAGAGTTCCAGAAATCGCCTCCGATAAAGTAAAGTATTCCCATATTTTTCGACGTCTATCCCACGCCCTAAACTTAATCTCTCTCATCCGGACCCCTCTCTTTCTCATATAATTCTTTCAGTTTATTTTCTTCGCCAGTATCTAGTGGCCGCCCTTCGTTTAGCTTTCTCCTCACGCGGTCAAAAAACAATCTGTCTGCCCCCTGGTAAGACCGCTTCCTTAATTTTAAGATTTGCTGGATGAAATAAACGCCCAAGACATCCGTCATGTCAAGTCTCTCCTCCAAAATCTACGCCACCATTTCGAGATAAACCTTTTCACATCTTTGAGACTTCGGCACCGCTTCGTCGGTGCTGGATTTGGCAGCGTTGGTTTGGGCAAGGGTGGTGCTTCTTGATTCGGTCGTGTGTAAATCTTCACGATCTGCCCCGTCTCTTTGACTCTGACGTGCGATATTTCTAGTTTTCCCGCTTTGACCAGTTTGCGGATCTTATTCTTCGTCAAGCCGGCCGATTTAAGGTCTTTTGCTGTTGCGAACTTCATTTCGTTTACGCCTTTCTGCGTACCACACATCCATCCAATTAAATAAAATCTTAATACCAGAGGTATACGTCTTGAGCAAATTACGAAGATGCTCGTTCTCTTTTTTTAATTCCACGTATGATCTCGGATGCCTCTTTACCTTCCGGTGTTTCATTTATCCCCTCCCTACGGCCGAGAAGTAACTCCAAAGACCGCCGGCAAGCCCAATACCGCAAAGTTATTTCCCGATGCTCCGCGTCGGTTACATAGCCATCAGGCGCAAGGCTCGGCTTTATTCTAAAAAACTTTGCGCTTTCTTGAGATCCTCTTGGGCCGCTTGTTTTTGGCTCTCGACGACGCGCTCACCATACTCGGCCGCCTGCTCCAAAGCTTTGATTCCGGACCGTAGTAGCCCAAAGAATTTCGGCCAGCTATAAGAATCTGCCCCTTGCCCCGCCGTTGATTTTGGCAAAGACGATCCCTTCATCTTTTTCAATTTTGATTTCAGGTTATAAACAAGCGCATTGTTGACACCTAGATACTTTGCAAACTGCTTGGTCTTCCAATCCGGATGCGCCGATAAAGCATCGCGGAGTTTTTCAAGACGCGATTCTGTTTTATTCATACTTGTTGCTCCTTTTGTTTTTTAAAATCTTTTGCCTTCGGGCAATCCGCGAAGTGGTTCAGAGCTTCCATGGTGATAGGCGCTTTTTTACCGCTCTTATAAGTCACCCACCAAATCTGCTTTCCGCAGCCCTTACATAAACCAGGATCCCCGATTTGATTTAAGAGCAAGTAAATGTTTTGGAGAATCTTTGACATGCTCATAGAGATTCCGATCTTTTAGCGACAAAAGCGCAGTACTCGCAATTAGGATTAGCGGACGGCAGCGGTCCGCTGAGGCATCTAATTGCGTCTTTGAATAGTTCCTCAGCGGCGTTTGTGTCCGGTTTTAAAAAGAATGGTTTAAATTGAAAATCAAGCAATCCCGAACCTGATGTGACAGGCCAAAAGTAAAGGAACACGCCGAAAGGCGCAACTTTTTTCCCCCCACATTCAAGAAATCGGGTGTAAATGTTCAGCTGGGTTTGATAATATTTTTCAACGTAGTTTTGGTCCGGCTCTTTGCCTTTTGTCTTATAATCCAAAAAGCAAAATTCGTCAGTCTCGGGATTATGCAAAAGATCGTCAAAGGCGCCGACGAGAATATTGCCAAATGAATCTTCCATGCGCAGCGGATTGCTTTTCCAATTCCTCATTTTCTTAAGGTCACTCCCGGTATAAAGCACGAACCCTTTTAATTGCTCATATTCCTTCAAAGTGGGTGGAAGATCGCCCCTATATACCTCAAGTTTCTCTTTTAAAAGGATGTCGATTCCATTAGGAAGTGATGAAAAAATGCCCCTTGGCCGGCTTAATTTTTGATTACGATCGAGCCAAAAGCACCTTTGGCAATCTTTTAAAATCCCTAAAGCAGAATGTGATAGTTGCATTAGATCCTCCCTGTTGATTCTTGATAGAATTCGATACCTTCGATTTTTGTTTTTCCATCGTGACTCTTAGCAAAGTCATTCAACGCTGACCCACGGGCCTCGACAACATTGAAAGGAACATCACCAGCACCAACCGATCGGCAAAGCTTCATCATGTTTGTTACCCTGGCCTTCCAGACCAATTTTTTGGTGGGCGCCGGCGGGGGTGTGAATTTCATTTTTGGGGCAGGCGATTCTTCAGCTTTCCGCTGAATCTCTTCGATTTTTTTATCGCTTTCTTCGACCACACGTTCGATCTGACTATCAATCTTCGTCACTTCTTTTGCAGCGATACCAGCGACCTTCGCATTGCCGGCTTCTGTGGCTGCCTGTTGAAGCTCTTGCTTTTTCTTTTTTTCTTCTTCGAGACGCTCAAATTCTTCAAGCTGGCGTTTTTCTTCGGCTTCCTGCTCAGCTTTCGCTTCCGCCTCACGTTTTGCCGTTTCTTCTCGTTCCTGTTGCAACCTTTTCTCCTCGGCCTCCCTTGCTTCGCGCTGAATCCTCAAAGTCTCCGAAGTGTCAAAATCTTTAACGGTTCTCTTGGAAATGCGTTCTGCATTATCGATAGGCTCATAAAAAGCCTTCTCGGTATCAAGAGATGCAGAATAAGTCTCATACGCCATCTTTTTGTTTTGTGTGGGATGAAATCTTTCCTCGATTTTATCCTTGAGGATCTTTAAACCTTTCAAAAAATTAACCGCTTCCATCCTCTCCCCTTGGTTTTTAACAACCAAGCATCGAGCCTTCTCAAGAAGTGGAGAGATTTCCGTTTCGATTGTTTGCTTCTGTTCTTCTTCAAGCTGTAATGTATTCACCATTGTTCATTACCCCTTTCTGAGTTTTGTATTTATTCCGTCGTGCCCAGTGCAACCAAAGACACGCAAGAAAATCTTGCCTGTCGTTTGGATCTTTAAATGGAACCAGATCATAATTGCCTGTCGGCTTCAAGAGCAAGCCAAAGCGTTTCTTGATCTTGATTCCAAGGTTTTCTTTTATCAGAATCTCATAACCTGATAGTTGCGGGCCCGCTGAGGCATACATAAACCATGTCGTTTTGTAATCAATCAGGGCGTGCTCCGCACCCATCTTGCAGATATGGATTCCGCTTTCATCCGGCGCACCATGAAACCGCCACTTCATACTGAAATAACGGGTCTCTTTATGGGTTGGCTCAAAGTTCTCAATTGTGCGAAACTTGCGGTAGCCTTCGAGGTACGGTAAGCACTCTGGGAAATTCTGGATCAAATGATCTTCATCAAGGTTTCCATTGTCGATCATGACCGTGGCAGCGTGAACTCGGATCCCAATTAATCGCTTATTTTCAAGCACGTCCGCTGGCACGCGACTATAATCAATCAGCCGCTCTTCTTGCAAAAGCTGCGTCACGGATGGCCACAGCTCACCGTTCACCTTCCCGATATGCGTTACCGGATCAAACTCGAAGAGATTATCCTTCGGCTGCGTCTTTTTTTGGACCATTTTTGCCCGCCATCTTCATGAGTTTTCCTGTCATGGATTTAAATTGGTACATCTTCAAATCCTCAAGCTTCTCAATCCCAAATTCTTGAAGTAAATCCAGAAGCGCCCCGTCATTGAGTTTGAGCGCTTGGACGAGTTTGTTGATCGTCTTGACATGCGCTTCCGTGATTGGGTTTCCGTTTTGTACTTCCGTTTGATGTTTTGCTTCCTGTTCCGTGATCTTTGGCATTTCTGGAATCAGCGCAGGCGCAGACTGAACCGCATCTACGATCCTTACGGCTTCATCCTCATCATAGACCCCGGAGATTCCGAAGGCTGCACGAAAGCCTTGAATTACGACCTTGTGCCGAAACATGCGCTTGGTGTGACTCTGCCAGGGACCGGGATAACCGCCTTTCGGCTTGCAATAGACTTCATCGAAATACTCGCGCGCGACGATCGGCTTTGCCCGATCCTTGCGAAAGACCTTGATCTCAGCCCACTCCGGACAAGGTTTGTGTTCATCACTTTGGACTATTCTTGCTGCGTACTCAATCTCAAAACCGTCATAGCTCTCGTTACGGTTTGCGATCGCTGTGAATCCGTCCACTCCCACGATTGGGATGATCCCTGCACGTTTGTCGGGGAAAGCGTAAATCTCTTTGGTGAAGGGATCCAGGTCGTACTTGTTGGCAACCATCAGGAAGGCAGCAACCTCTTCGTTCGTGGGGATCCTTCCGTCTTTGCCAGGCTTCATCACCGTACCTTTGAGCGTGGTAAGGAATAGGTTGCCGTCCATGCCGTACTTGCCTGCCATTGAAACTAAAAGACTACTGGTGCTTGTTTTTTTCTCTGTCTCCGCTGTCATAATATTCTCCCTTTTCATAAGTCGCCGCACTGGCAAACCATTCCGGGTGATTGCCGAGCGCTAATTTTTGTTCTTTAAAAGCTTGTTGGTCTTCATTTGACCGAGGCGGGGGTTCCATTGCTTTTTCCTTGTTTGCATCGGCTGCACGTTTGCGTTATTACGCAACCACAAGTCGGGCATTCGCCAAGATGCCTCATATGGTTGGTCATGTCTTCGATTGCTTGTCCAACAGGCTTTGGTACTTCATAAGTCATTCCGCCAATTCGGACGATACAACAATCTTTTTGATAAGAAATCGTTTTCAAAAGCGTCATAACTTTTTTCTCCTCAATACTTTGGTAGCTTCGGCAAGAGCTGCTTGCGTTATGCGAGGATGCTTTTTGTCCCAATTCCGGAACCGGCAAATCGGTTTGCAGAATCGCGCGTGCTCTCTTTTTGCGACGAATTCCTCGCCACATTCCTCGCAGTCCTTAATGTCTTCGCTCATTTGAGCCTCCATTTCCAACTGGTATTATCGGGTTTCTACGCTAAGCCTACAGATAATATCGGGCATTGTCAAACAATCTTTAGGGGGTTAATTCACATTTTTTTCCTTCAATTGCAACTGCGATCCTCTCCAATAACCTGATATGATTAGCCGTGAAGTTCTTGACCTTTTCCTTATCATCACCATCTATTGGAGTTTGTATCGAACAGCCTAAAAATAGACTTACCATTAATATTTTAATGATTTTTATTAATGTCACATGCCCCCACCAGTCTCTTGATTGTGGTTAAAACTCTTTTAGATTCTTTTTCCCAGGGCAATGGCCCAGGAGGACAATCTGGAAATTCTCCTCCAGCCCATGCAAGTGATTTTATTATTGATCCCTCCGCCTCCCGCAATGCTCCCTGGAGGGCGTCAAGTTTATTTTTACCAATAAGATAAAATAACTCATGTTTATCATCGAACAGACGGCGCAATTCATCTGACTTATTCTTGTCCATATAGCAAAATTGATGAGCTTTTTTTAGCCGTTCATTCTCCGCTTTGAGGGCGGTGATCTCCTTATAGAGAGCGGCTACTGTCCCTGCGTCATGAGGTAAATCGTGTGTGTGAATTGTTTCTTCCAACTCCCCGATCCGCTTGTCTCTGGCGGCGATGGCTTTGTTAATTTTAAACCAGATGTATTCAGCCTGTGTTTTTGACATACCCCATTTATCTACAAGATAATCCCATGTAAGTATTTCCTCTGCCTCATTCATCGTGTACCTCACAATAGAAACACCCTTTGTCTGTGTCTGCGGGTTCGCCGTCTTTAACATTATGGCAACGAGCCGTGTGACTAAGGATCTTGTCAGGGTGTTCGATAAAGAAAGATCCTGCATCGTGTTTGCAGCAATCACATTTACAGCATCTTTGACAATGGAACTCACTCATTCCCCCAACTCGTAGCGGGTGCGGATTTCTTTCAGTTTATTTTTCGCCGTCCACAACTTCAAGGCACCTAATCTGTAAAGGTCTTTTACTTCAGTTTCCGATAACTTATATTTGTTCCTGATTGGTGCCTCACGTTCTTTCCGGCAATACCAGTTTTCATCTACCACTAGGATTCCAGCATATTCCGGGATCATGCCTTTATTCCGTAACAGACTTTCTGGAACGGCGAAAAATACCCGACTTACTTTTCGGTTATCGTGTTTGTGCCGCTTTTCCAAATCTTTTTTCAGGTCATATTTGCTTATTTTAATTTCTACCTCATAGAGATAATCTGACCTGGTAATGATCAAAAGATCGGCTTCGTAATGAAGAAACGCCCAACTGACGTTAGGAATGGCAAGGTTTACCCTTGGGTTGAAGTAAGCAGCAACCGCGCATTCGACGTCAAGACTTCTCATTTTATAATCCTTATTATTTGCCCGTTTCTCTCTCTCCAAATCAATTCACCTAAAGTAAACGGCCCGCCGGTAATCGGCTGCTTGTCGATTGGCTCTTGTCTCTTGTCAGCGTAGGGATTAAATTCTTTGACTCTTTCAAAATCTTTGATCCAATATTCGTAAATGTAATAATCAATTTTCCCTTTCTGCATAAAATTTATTCGTGGTAAATATTGAGGACTCGCTATTCCAACAATATTTGCGTCTGGAATGTTCTCTAGGATCCATTCCTTTGCTTGTGTCCGGGTGTCTTTTTGGGTCATTAAATGATCCCACTTTATGACTTTGTAAAGATTCGGCATCACCGCGAGTATCACCAAAAGCACAGCCCAATATTTTCTGAATCTTAAAACCGTATCCGCAGCGAAGAAACAAAGAAAAGGAATCATTGGTAAAACATATCTAGGGTATAACTGCCCGAATCTCCACAAAATAAGGTAATAAGCCACGGTAAAAAGCATCATTGATGTCTTTAATTTACCTATAGAAAACATACCAAAAAAAGCAAAAACCGCCATGGGGTATCCAATCGCACCGAATAGCGAATACTGAATGTGATGAAGAAACGGTGTCCCTTGATGGACTTGGGCCTCGGCTGCCATTTCTTGAAGGAAGAATTTAAAATCAATTATCGAGAATGGGTTTAAAAGACAGTATGTGACGATGCCAGCAATCCCGGCCTTAAAAATTCCCTTCCAAGAATCCCGGTATAAATACAGGAACGGAATTAAAAGTAAAATGCCGTTGTATTTAAAAGCAGTTGCTAATCCGATGGCTGCCCCGGACCAGACCGGCCCTTTTCCGAAAGCAATGAAAGCCAAGATGATCGAGAAGACCAAAGGAATGTCCGCGTAGATATAATGGCTGTCCCGGACATGCAGAAATGAGATCCCTAAGAAAAGGGCAGTTAAAAGTGCCAACCCTTCGGTGAAATGTTTTTTGACCAAACGGTAGATCAAATAAACACTTCCAGTACCTACGAACGCGCCCAGTAAGATTCGCCCTATGAGATACCATTCCGAAGGATCGGCGAGAAATGAAAACGCAAAATCCCATTTGTCCGCAAAGCCACCCACAAGATAATAAATCCCGTAAAATATAAACAGAATGTAGCTGGTCAGAGGCGGGATCCTGAAAAAGTAAGGATTTAAGCTGCCCATACCGTATTCCAAAGCATGATGCACGACGATCGGTTCGTCAGCATGGTATGTCTCAGGCAGGCCCCAGTTGATGGCCCACAACCGAATGGCTAGGCTGAGTGTGAGTATTGGCCATATCATTTTCACATCTGAATCGTTTGCCATCCCCGATCCTTCATCCAAGTCCGATACGCCTTTTTCCGTCGTCTGTGCTCGTAGGTATCGATCGTCCGGTACGTTATCCACGGGTACAGCGCTTGAAACAATTTTTTTTTCAGGCTCCACGCCCTTGTTTTCGCAAACTGCCCTCCCTTGATCTCATGAACCTCGATACGAGAATCCGGATACCAAACCGTGAAGTCCGGAATGATCTCGCACACTTCCCGATTGTTCACCGTCAAGTGATAATGCTGCTCGTATTTCCATCGCGTGATCTCTCCCATTTCCTGAGATTGTTGCAGCAGGACCGCATAATCGCGCTCGCCTTTCGAGCGGAAATAGAAACCAAATGCGTAACTCATGCCCGCCTCAAATAATTTTTCAGCCATCCTTTGAACCCTAACCACTTGCAGTAAAGATACCCACATTCCGGGCAATTAACTTGGGCGACAGGTTCTTTCCAAAAAAAGCTACAGCGTAGACATCGATATTCTGCCATCGCAAACACTTTAACGCCTTGTCTGTTTATCAAATTTTCCATAATAGTTAGCTCTGGGCAGAGCTTGATTATTTGTTACGGTTCAAACTGCGTGAGTTCCTTCAACGCCGCGCGATTCGCGTTCGGCTGTTCTTTCTTTCAGCTGCTTCAAACCCGCTTCAATGAGCTCCATCGCTCTTTGATTAAAGTCCGAAGCATACTTCCCGGACTGAAATCCTTTTAAGCGATCAATTACAATCGCAAGAAGATTCTCATCCATCACACCATTGACTCCAGACTCTTTAATCGGGCCGTCTTGGAATATGACCTCCAAAAAAGCGTTCTTTAAATCCTTATTCACGATCAAATAATGGTGCTGAGCTCCTCCGGGCCCAACGTATTCATCCGTCAGGACGTTTGTGTATTTATGAGAATCGTCCACGACCGATTCATATTTCGTTTCTAATTCACCTTGTCCGTCCATAATATTTTCTCCTTTTTCGTTGTTTGCTCGCCCAGAGCTGTTATTTTTTGCTTAATTCCTCTTCCTGATCGCGTTTCCATTGCGCTAGCTTCTCGTCATGCTCGCGGTTATCAATTTCAAAACCTCGGGCCGGCTTGGTTTTATTCAAATTTGGCCATCGCCCGTTCATTAAAGCTTTTTCATTTTCATTTTCAATTTCATTTACCATATGTTCAGATGTCTTAACATGTGTTTTTTGGGGTTTTGGGGCTCTGTTTTTTCTTCTTGAATCGCTGTAAGCTATTCTCTTCTCTAAACTTACCTTTACCCATTCAATGTAATAAAGACCCTTCTCTTCGATCAAAACACTCATAAGGTCTGACAATTCTTCCTCATTTAAACGCTTTGTGAAGAAATCCAGCCGTTGTTTTGTAATCATTATGTTCCTCATATGTTCACACATGATACGGTCGTATGCGACCTGCGGTTTTTCATGTAGACATTGAGTGTCTCTGAGGTAATCACCTGGATAAAATAGAAACGCTGGATCTTTACTCATGATATAAGTTCGGCCGGAGGGGAGGCTAAATTGGCGTGTTTGTGCCTCCCGATCCCACGCCCCACGCCTGTTAGGTTTTCGTGGTTGTCCGGCACAGAAAAGGGGCCCGGCGCTGTCCCGCCAAAGGCCGTTGCATACACAACGGTAGAGGTGAGTCTAAACAGACGCCGGGCTTTAATTTTTTTGTTTGGAAGAACCATTGGGTTTCCTTTGGCGGGTTTTCATAATCACATTATCGGCAGGTCAAATTAAAAGTCAACCTTTTTTTGGAAAATAATACGAAAGCGGTCTTTTACCTTCGTGTCCTTCTTCGGCGAGGAATTTTAATTTGCCAGCAGCGCCGGTCTGATCAAATTTTTCTATGCCTTGCTGAAGATCCCACTTCGGATTTCGTTCAGAATACCGGCGCATCTGCTCCTGCACCATTCCGGGAACGTCGCCGCCTTCCGGGACAAACAAGAAATTCTCACGACCTTTCGGTTTTTTTGCCTCGGTATCCAGCGGCGCTTTAATCGTGGAATCAAACATGCTTGTCCACTTCTCCATCGACGGATCCGTGATTCTGAAAGGCGTCTGGTTCTTTGCCAATCCTTCGTGCTGGGTTATTAACGCCGCCAGTTCAGTCGCATCCGACCGCCTTTTTTTTAACGCTTCCGCGACCTTAAATTCATTTGCCATGGGTCTGCCCTGAAATTTTTTTTATACCGCAATCAAGGAAAAACACAAAAACTATGACCCCAATCGCGTACATCACTTTAATCAATAAAAAGCTCATGCCTGAACAAGCTCCTTAATGGTTTTCTCAAGAAGTTTTTTGTTAGACACTTCGTCCTTAAACTTTCCAACAAGCGTCAAAGCGATGATCTGTTTCATCACTTCTTTTGAGACGACCTTCTTAGCTGCTAGAATCGCAAGGGCTTTAGAGCGTTCGTCTTGCGGCATTTCCCGAAGCATGCTATAAATAAATTTTGATCTGACCTCGTTCCTGACCCCAAGCCCTTTAATCCACCGGTCCTGCCAATTCAAACCCACATGCTCGGCTTTGATCACATCCTCGATCTTGTTGTATAAGGCTTTGTTTCGTTCCTTAATCGGCTTGAGTTTTGCCATCTGTTCTTTTGGCGGCAGGTCTTTGAGCACCTCATAAAAATCTTCGGCTTGTCTGAGAAGCGTGATCCTTTGATCTTCGCCGGCTGTCTGGAAAGTACGGATCTTGTCCACAAAATCTTTTGAATCAACATAAGCGGACCGGAAAAATCTTTTGAATATCGGCATCGTTGAAAGCTTGCTGCGACCGGGTAACGGCTCCAAAATATCAAATTGAGTGAACAGTCCGGCGGTCAAAGACCTGACGAGCTGATAAAGTTTCATCGGAGAGACACCTAGTTTTTCACCGGCTTTCCTGTAAACCTCAGGTGTGAGATCCGTGTACTGAAGCGCCGGAGAGACCTTCTCAAGCTTTCGCGGGATAATGTCCCGATGGAAAAAAAAGTTTCGGCCAAGCGTATATTCAAGCGGCGCTTTGATCAAAGGATTTGTGCTCGCCAAAACGCTTTCGCCGACCTCTTCGACCGTTTCACCCTGAATATTGACCGGGAAAATGTCCTGAAGGAAATACGCGGCGTATTCGGCTAAGGCAAAGGGGTTGTCTTTCTTCGCATATTCGACCGCCTTCTCAATCAGATTCGACATAAGCTTGACGATCTCACGTTTCGGGATCCGATAATATTCCCTGACTTTCTGGCCGTGTTGGTTTGTAAAGAATTTCTCGGTCGGGATCATGAAATAGTTTTCTCGTTCAACGTCTGAGACCTGATAAAAATCTTTTTCAAGTTCGTCATCGGAATGATTCACAAGCGCTAAAGCAAGTGCAGGGATCCCGATTGCGGTCATCATCCTCGCCCACGCAACCCCAGCCTCTTTCGCTCCTGTTTTACCGGACATCCGAGAAAAATCAGCGGTGACACCCTGGATGCGAGCGTTCAAGAACATGAAAAGAAGATTCGCGGTCCCGGTCACACGTCCTCGCCGCGAGAAATCCGGACTTCCGGAATAGTTCCTGACCTCGGCCACGATCTCCTGAAGCTTGGCTACCTGTTCGGCCTTAGAAAGCTTTGCAAAACCTTCCATCCTTAACGCGCGTTTAAATCCGAGGATCTTGTTTGTTTCTTCAATCGCATTTGAGATATGGTCCATCGTCTCAAGAATGTTACGGGGATCATAAATTTTACGGCCAAGCAGACGCGGTTTAAATGCGGCCGGCCGGAGCACGCGCGCAATGGTCGAGTTCGCTGACCCACTTTTCAAAAAATTCATGTAAAGTTCATTGTCTTGTCCGAAAACATTCGCTCCAAAAGAAGTGTAAAACGAATAAATGAACTCAAGTGGGAATCGGATTAGGTCTTCCGCTTTAGTGACTCCATACTTTGAGACCAAACTTGAGCGCGGCAGATCGGCAAAAACAAGGTTCACAACCTGAAACGCAAGATTAGCCGACGTTGCGCCCATGCGCATTGGAACCGCTGCCACAGCAAGCACTTTTGCAAACTGGCCTGTCTGCGTCTGGTTGAGACCGTTTAAAGGCTCTGCGACAGCTTCAGGCATTTCATAGGACACTTTAATACCGTCCGTAAAAAACGATACCTCAGAGTAGCCTTCCCGCGTGTCCTCACCCGGTTCAAGCTGCCGGATCAGGGCCCCTTCTTTATCCAAAAGAGTCAGCTTGGCGACTTCGTTCATCTTCAGGTTTTTCTCAGCCAAGATCCGGGATTTATAAATCTGTTCGGCGGTGGCTTGCAGAATATCTTGGATCTTAAAATCTTCATCCGTGATGCCGACGATCGCTTTTGTCAATTGTGTGGTTGTTGCAATCCTACGGCCGGCACTTCCCTTAATCGATTCCATTTCCTCAAAGTATTTCATGACCTTGAACGGCGCGTAAAAATCGTTCATCCCTTTGATGGTATTAAAAAGCTCATGCGACATCCTTCCGGATTGGACCTGGAGCAGAAGAGACTTCTCGGTGTGGCGCTGGAACACAGCCGCCGCGGCTTCAAGACGAGCATATTCATAAACGCCAATCTTTTTTTGCAGACCACGTAATGCCGCTTCAGCACGTTCAACTGTCCATCCGCCAACCCGCCGCGGATTTTTGAAAAAAAACATCTGTTGAGTTTGCGCGTCAAGGCCAGTTTTTAGGCGGTCGATCGTCCGGTTAAGAAAAAGATAGACGTTGAAATCGTCATAATGAGCCTTGATCGGCTTTAAGACTTCCCTCTCAAACTCAACGATGTCTGCTTCCGCCTTTCCCCGGGCGCCGGCTACCTGCTCAAGTTTCCGGGCAATATCAAGTCTTGGCTGCGTTTCTCCGGCCATTTTGTAAACTTCCCGTTCCATCTGTTTGACCGGCAAAAATGCGCTGATAAAAGACGTGCGCACATTCGTCACAAACTTTGAAAGGCTGGCCCTTGCCGATATCCGTTCTTTTGCGGGCTTTGACTGAATCGTTTCATGTGCTTGCTCAAGGTTTTTCTGCTCATATTGCGTGAGGACTTCCTTTGCTTTTGCCGTGGCTTTTCTCAATCGCTCTAGCTTGTCTCTGTCGATCTCGCGGCCGTAAGGTTCCGGGGCCTCCCGGAACATCGACTGTCCTTTCATGGTGATGTCGTATTTCATGGATGGGGTTATTTCAAGAGCGTGAACAGGCGGCCTTTCCAATGCCCCCACTTGATCTTCTCGCCATCCTTCGATGATTAAAGCATCAACGCGGGGAACATCCCATCGTTGCGCAAAATCAGGATGCGTTAAAATTGCTTCAAGGGCTTGAGTTGTGCTGTCAAACCCAAGATTGTCGTTCTTTCTTAGTGCGGTTCGAACCTCGAAATTTGGCGTATACCTTACGTCCTGCTTCCCGATCTTTGATTCGATTGTCGTTTCGGTGACGCGGCCGCCCCATTTCTTCGTGTACTTGTTAAGGAATTGCGGGATCATGCGGTCGTAAAAGGCTTTCATGCCTTCCCCGCCGACTTTGAGATCCAGTCCTCCATAAGATTTAACCTGCTGTAAAGCACCTTCTCGTAAAGCTCTTTCCGCTAATTCCTTACCAATATAATCCTGCAATTTTTCTTTCGGGATATCGCTTTGCCTGATTACATGTTCACCAGATTTGTCCCAAGCATCGATATCCAAAACATGACTTCTGCCCCCCGGCCCGATTTTCACTTCCATCAGGCGCTTGCTTAAATCATATCTATCCGTCTGCTGTTCCCCTGTCGTCCACCCGATCGCGTCATATCCTTCTTCTGTTGCCATTCGCAGGATTCGTTTGAGTGCGAGTTCGTGCCATATTTTGGCAAAAGGCATTTTTGGTACATCCTTGCCTCTTCTTAATGCTTGCCCCCAATCACTCTGAAGCTCTTCAATGAAAAGAATCTTTCGGCCTTCTGAATCCGTGCGGTCGTTTAAACGGACATGTGCGAGGATGTTGGGTTCGTCAAAATGCCCACCTCTAAAGCCCGTTTGTCCCCACTTTTTCGCTCCTTCAATAGCTGCTGCTTCGGTTTCATAAACGCCCATCGTCTGCCCTTGGCCTACATCTAACGTCCATTTTCCATCCTTCGTTTGGACAGGAGTGGATTCGGCTGACGGCAATGTCAGCAACACTTCCCGGTAATTCTCTCCGCCTGGGAGTTGATGGGATGCGAATTTGGTGGGTCCCGTTACACCGCTTTCTCGTATTCGCTCAGATGCTTCGATATGCTTAGCTACGAGTCTTTCGTATTGCGCTATTTCATTAGGATATTTTTCTTGCAGAAACTCTTTCCCACCTGCGTCGTAATTTTCCCAAGCCGCCTTATCCACATCAGATGAATACATCCTCGTCAGTTGGTCTTCCATGGTCTGTCGCATCTGTAATGTATCGCTCTCGGATGTGAGCAAGTTCTCATAGTCGCCCCGGAGAACCTCCCGAACCTCAATCTGATTCGCCCGAATAAAATCAATTACTTCTTGTTTCGTAAACGTTTCTTTTGAAAGCAAAAATTCAGAGAGCCCGGTGTCTTCAAGTTCTGCTGTCTTCACTCCCCACGATCGAAGGATTCCTTCCACTTGCTCACGTGGGGCCCGAGCTGGCATTCGCTCTTCAATCGCTTGTTCGGCATCCGTAAACCATTGCTTCCCGTAAGGAGCTCCTTCCTCAAAGAGTCTTTTTGCTTTCGGTGTTGGATCTGGAACCCGGGATCCGAAATAACCTACCGATTTCTCACGAACGGACTCAAACGATCCATCGTCAGTCACTTGAATGACATCCAGGACTCTGGGCGGTAAAAGAGCGGGTGAAAGATTCTTGATTTCTTCCTGGGCGGAAGTGATGACATAACTCCCGGCTCCGTATTCCTTGAGTTTGTCCCGGATGATCTCATTGAGGTTCGCAGACATCTTTTTGCCGAGCCAAGATCCCGGGATGTTCTCGATCCCAAGCACTCGATTCCCTTTGTCCATCAAAACGAGACTGGCGTTGTTTTGCCCGAGCTGTACGGTTCTGAACAGTTGGGCAATGTCGTCCGGGTCTTGTATCTGCTCGCCTCTTGCCAAGTCGTAGGACCGGGAAAGATCAAATTCTCCAAATTCAATTTTTGAATCTGTTCCGGTTGGCGTGATCGCTGAATATTCGCCGTCATCAATCACGATATGCGAGAGATTGACTCCCAAAGGCACACGCCGCGCCATTGCCACAGTCATAGCAACGTCTTCTTTTGAGGGTTGCGCGCGACCAGAAGGATGATTATGCAAAAGGACCACTTTTGCCGCACCCGTCCTCCGGGCTCGATCCCCGATCTTAAAATAGACTTCGGCATCTTTTGGCTCCACTCCGTCAACCCGGCCGCTTGTGATCATGGTGTGCGCAATCACCCGATTTTCTCCATCCAGATAGAGGGCGTGGAACTGCTCGATTGAGGGGTTTCGAAAGATCGAAAGAGCGGTGGCGATCTGGCCGGGATCTTCAAGGATTTCACCCCTCAAATCCACCCATCCACGGGCCTTGATTTTCGCCCAGGTCTGCTGTATAAGAGCCTTTCTCCGAGATGATAGCTGCTGATACCAAGTCGCCTTCGATTGCGCAACGGCCACAGCCTCAGCCACGTCACCGTACGCCGTAGCACCCTCTTTGAGAGCGATATTCTCTTCTGATGCTAAATTCACGATCTCCTCGGCTTTAACTACCTTCCCATTCTCAAGTAGGAACTTGACAGCCTTATATTCATCTAGACTGGATTCCTGTCCTTGGCCCTTCTCAAGCCTAAATCTGGCAAGCGCAACATAGTCTTGATCGGTCTCGGGAATGCTGCCATCCGGCATTTTGAGGAGCACGCTTTGGAATCTTAACGTCTTACCTTCAGGCGTTAAGTAGAGGTTTGCCCCTTTACCTGTCACACGCCCTAATTCGTTGGCTTCCCTGAGTGTGTCAGCTTCATTCTGGATAACTTCTGCGAGTTCCTGGTGGAGTCTGGTGTTTTCCGCGGGATCCCATCCCCTTTCAGCTTGATCGACGATGGTCTCAGCCGCGATTTCCGGGATGATGTTCTCCTCAAAATTGGTGGCGCCCTCGTCCTGATGGGTCTCCCGAGCCAACATTTTCTCTATCTGATCAAGGGCAGCGATCGCGTCCGCGGTCACAGATTCCGGGGGTTTAAGACCCTCGATACCTTTAAGCTGAAGCGTGATCTCAGCGTGCATTTGGACGAGCTGTTCCCGGGTCATCTCTTTGGTCGATTCCGCTCTCTGAAGTCCGAGCAAAGCTGACGCTGGCACATGAAATAATCCACCGGAAACCCCGCCGATGACAGCCGCTTCAGTGGCTCGCCGAAGCACTTCTTTCCTCGTAATACCGTCCTCAATCGCGTAATGCTGGGTGACCATGTTTTGGGCGATTTCTGTCACGAATTCTTCCGCGGCCTCGGAGAGAATCGGGCTCCCTACGGCCTTCAAGCTAGCAACCGCACGGTTAAGTCCGCCGACAATCGCGGCTTTCCCGGCCTTGGTTCCGACCGTCTTAAATAAGCGAACGGCATAAGGGAAAACCCGCGCTGAAACCATCTCAGGGATGCCTTCGGCCAGACCGGATAACCAGGATGCCTCAAGCTTTTCTTGCTGAGAGATGTCTGGGCGCTCCTCAATCTCCCCGTACTGCTGCGCAGCGCCGTACGCTGTTGCAAATCCCAGGAGCGCCGGCGATGCGCCGCCGGTTGCAATCGTCAGCCCGAGAGTCGTGAGCATGTACGGAGCATTCAAAAGCACTTGATGGCCGATATAGTTCGCGGCTTCTGGATAATTCCCGGCGCCGACAAGCTTCTCAAGATTGAGGCTTTTATCACGCACGAACCGATCAAGATCCTTCTGATCCGGTCGTTTGCCCTGTTTGATTGATTCCTGAATGAAAGATTGCATCTCTTCTGGTTTAGGACCGTACTTTTGGTGAAAGACATCCGTTTCTTTGGCCATGTCAGCGAACACGCGCTCGACCGGATTGCCTTGGAAGATTCGAGGGGTTGGTGCTTTTGGGGCTCTAAAAGGCGTGACCTGTGGCCCGTCAATAGGACTCGCTGAAGCTGAAAGCGCTGCTTCCAAAAGAAAGCGCGGGATCCGAACTACGTTCTCCGCCGCCCGCAACGCTCCTGTTACGGCGCTTCGATTGTACTGCCCCATTTTCTGGATCTGATGCCGAAGCGCTTTCTTTCCAAGGAATCCAGCGATATCAAAAGCAACGGCTTTATCGCCACGGATACGGATCGGCTCTTCCCCGGGTTCCGCACTAAATATCTGTTTTATTGGGGATCTTTTTTGGTCGGATGCAAAAATTTGATCAAGGGTTGGTTGTTGCGGTTTCTGTTTTCCATTCCCACCGAAAAGAGATTCAAGCGTGGCTCGGGGCATTTAGCCCCCCAAATGGCGTTTGATCTCGTCGTCAGAGTATCCAGCAGCTCGAGCTTTTGCGTATGCTTCTGCTTGCTCTTCAGGAACCCAATCCGGCACCTGCTGATCCCCTTCGTCACCCATCAAGCCCTGAAGCATCGCCATCAAGTCATCACCACCAAATTGTTTCCCATACGTCGGCCGATATCTCCCGCCACGTCCCATCTTCAAACTTTTGAGCGGCAAGCCAGCCATAGTTTGCGGAGCTTCTTCACCGCTTTCAAAACCGTAAGGTTGTTGCCGGCCAGCTAAAGCAACGGCGAGTTTCCTCTGGAAATCAACTTCTGATTCTTCTTTTTTTTCACGTTTCTCTTTGATGGCAGGGAAAGGATTCTTAACCACCGCTTGACTGGCTTGTCCATACTTTTCAACCCAACTTGGCATAAATCACCCCTATCGATAATTGCTTAAACTTCTCTGAGATAGAAACCTTCCAAGCAGACCTGCGACCCCGCCACTTCCGCCGCCAGTAAGCCCTTCGCTGACCGAATCAAAAACAGCACCTCTTGTCTCCCGTTGCCTTGCCACATTGTACGCCTTTACCGCAGCAGCTTCATCGTCGCGGCGGATGATATCCTGATTGATGATCCCAGCCCTTGAAAACTCATCGGCAAAAATATTATGCGCTTCACTGCGTTCCGCGCCGAGGAAATTAAAAAGCCCTTGAATTCCTTCGCTCTGTTCTGTTCTTTTCAGAACCGCATTCCGGATCGCAATATCCCGGAGTGACTGGCTTCTGGCTTGAAGACCCCCGAGAATTGATTTCTCCCTGAGGGTTGCTTGTCCCCCTGTGGTGACAGCGCCAGTGGTTTTTCGTCCCCGCATCCCCCTACTGCTAAGCTCTCGTTCAACGAGTTTTGCCTGATCAATGGCTTCGGCACGCATTGTGCCTAAATCTTCTTCAGCAAATCCGACATCCTCCCCACGCGCGCGCCCAGAATAGGTCTGAAAAAGCTGCTCTGCGGAAGGAGCATCATATTTTGAGGGTTCATAAGGCGGTGGGATATAAAGCGGATTCTGTTCTGTCTTTGCTTTCTTACCGCGACTGGATAGAAATTTCCCGAGAGCAAGTCCGCCAGCGACAAGCGCTCCAACAGCCATTATCCAGCCCCCGTGAGGACATCAACTTCCTCGTCTGTCAATCCAAGTGCTTTTAGTTTTGTCTTCGCATCTTTGCGAGATTTGTCTTTCTTCTCTTTGTCGGTCTCAATCGAATTGTCCACTTCCACTTTCCCGGATGGCTTCAGTCTCCACTTATCCCTGTCTTTTCTGTCATTCGGTACATCATCCGAGTCTTTGTCATGTTCGGTGTAAGTCAAATAGTCTGGCCGATCCCTTTTTAATTTGGACATAACACGATTAATGAAATCGTCATCTGACTCTCCTGGATTTTTAAGCCTGAGATTAAAATGAAAAACTTCAATGTGGCCGTCGGGTCTCTCAAACACTTTTACTTTTGCCATGATTAAAGATTCCCTGTTGCTTTAAATCCAAGATTAGTCGGGTCGATTGCCGCAGAAGACAAGTTTTCAATGCTGAGAACAAAACTTCCCGCAGCTTGAGAAAAATATGTGATGACCGCACCGTCACCTGCATCGTCCCGGTTGACTCCAGGCGCAATCGCATAATTCACACTGGCAAAATCTGTTGCAATCGTGACAGTTAGAAGGCCAACGCCAGTATCCCCGATGCTTGTCACATTAAAACTGTCATCAAGAGTTGGAGTGCCACCCGAATAACTAACCCTACCCCATACCTTGACAACTTGTTCGCCGAGATTCACATCTTCATCCGGGATGGTCAATGTCCGGTCAGCGGTGGGATCCACGACCGCAACAGATGTCTCAAAATCATTGGCCGTAGCGCCCTCAAAAACAAATGGGGTTGCCCCCAAAATCGTCGCACCGGTCAGATCAACCGTTGAATCAAAGTCAACTGCTCCGTCGAAATTGACGGCCGAGTCAAATTCCCACGCGCCGGTCCAAGGCCCATAATTCCCGGAAGCTGAAAGCTTGATGAACGTGACTGCGCCGGCGGCGATTTTTGCGGTTGTCACTGCGGCATCGGCAAGATTCGTGGCGTCCACATTGCCGTTTAGCTGATTGAGGATGTTATTTAGATTGGTATTATAAAATGCGGCGGTTAATGTCTGGCCTGAGACCGCGGAAGTAATGCTGGCTGTTCCCATAAATAAAAAATCCCACCTGCGCGATGCAAGTGGGATCTGTGTCCTTTTTGTTGTTTTTGAAACGTTATTTCACGAATCCGGCAAGTTTCAACATCTCATTTTGTTCTTCCCAAGACAATCTTTCGGCCTTAGATTTTTCTCTCAACACAGTAAACCGAGCAATGTTTTTCACAGTCTCTTTATCGACCAAAATCGGAATAAGAGGAACGATTCCTTGAGAATTGATGACAATCGTTTTAATTTGATCTTCATTGAACCGATCGACTACCGTGACATATCCGTTTGCTGTTGCTGAGAAATGATATTCGATTGGGTAAACGGTGTTTCTGACGAGGACTCCGGCAGGCTGATTAAACTCAAACATCCAGTTCCCGGCTCTGGCCATCTTATATTTTGATCCGTCTACAGGACCAGGAGTGGGACTTCGTTGTTCGGTTGCACCGAGCTTATCAGGTAGATCCTTTTTTTCGTCCAAGCCGTCGCCCCTTTGCTTATTATTGCGGCCCCTGTTCCAACACCGGCAAAAACAGAAGTTGGGACAAGATTGAGGTTGTGCTCAATGGCCTCTTCCGACGTTGTTGTGAAATTGTGCGTGATAATTCGCCGGCTGTCAATCTTATTACGCAATGCCTCATTGATTTTCTCGATTTCAACATGGGTCTTATCGACCCTCCTAGAATCACTTGCTGCTTCAAGTTCTTTCGTATTCGTGACCACGGAATCCCTCGATCGGCAAAAATAAGAGCACGACATTATTCATTTCAAAGACTTCATTCAGCTCAAGCCCTGACCAAACGACCGAAACGTAAGTGTAGCTACCATCTAAATCCAGGTCACGCGGGACCAGAGCATTTTCGGGTGCAAAAACGCTTGTATCAAAAATAAGATCAATATTAAATTGGTCTCCCACCGGAGCGACCTGAACCGTCCTCACTCTCCCCCCAGCGAGACCAAAGTCGTAATCAACTCTCACAGAGAATGGCCAATCTCCTAGCGGTTTATAAAAAGTTTTGAGGTAACGAGCGATCAGCGACTTGGATACATCAAGCACAGTTCGTGTCCAGCCCAATTCCATCGACCAATTAATCGCGGTTCCATCGTCATCGGTCCCGGTATCCTGAAACCGGATCTTCCCGTCACTGTCTCCGGTATAAAGGATTTCAGCTTCGGTCGAATCGTCAATCACGACCGCCATGGCTGTTGCCGGCAACCGATGGTATTCCCATGACGGATAACTGAATCCGTTCTCATCCGGTAGTGTCCGGTTAAGATAATTCCCGGCAAGCATTCGATCAGGCGTTGTCTGTCCAGCCGACTGAAAAATCATCCTGTACTGGTTTTTCTTCTGTCCTCGGTAATGCGCGGCCTGAGCATTGTCAAACTGAACTTTGTTTCCTGCCTCAAGTGTCGGCTCGATGAAATAAGACTCATAGTCGATCCCTCCGGCAGAATCAACGCTCATGATCTTTGCTTCCTGAGCTAAAAACCATTGGTCGTTATAGACGTTATCAATCGTGTAATGAGAGATCGCATGCCAATTTGAGTTTCGAATAACCGCAGCATAAGGATCATCCGCAATTCCAGTTGCCAAGATCGCAAAAATACCTTTTGAGGTATGCACCCAATTCTCGTTGAAATTAGGGGATTTCTTGATGCCGAACACTTTTGCATGAAACTCAATGAAGTTATCAGGATGCACGGACTCCTCACCCAAACCGTTATCAGCCGGGGTTCTAAATTCATCGTTTGTAAAATAGACGCGCGTCGCATTGATAGTTGAAAAAAAGATACGCCCATCCCACTCCTCGATAAAAGCCGGATTGACTGGTGGCGGGTCATTGAATTCTGCGGCTTCAGCCGTGCCGAGCGCGGTATCAGCAACATTATCGCTAAATGTTGTCGTAGCGTTTGTGATGGTTGTTAAAAGAAAGAAAATTGCTCCGCCAGCGGTGGTTCTGTAAATCCTTTTGTCTGTGACCTGAGTGTCTGCGGATGCGGCCATAACAGAAAGCTCAACTTTTTCAGATGACGGGCTGACTTGTGCGGACAGGGCACTTCTTGTGGACTCATGGCCGGTTGTGGAATTGAGAAAAGAGAAAGCGTATTTATAGTCACCTGTGAGCACTCCTGCCGCACCCGTGGCGACGGTCGGAGCTGCGGCTGGTTTGGTGATCCCCCATTTGCGCATCCCCGTCCCGTCGTCCGTGGCCTTACCTTCATCCGTTCCGTTACCCATGTACGAGCGATCCCCGAAATTCACAAAATCCATGATCAAATCAGTCGTAAGCCCTGTTCCAATCGTCGTCCATCTCCCCTGATGGTCCATTAAGACCAGTTTGGTTCCGCCATTGATGAGAAGCCGATGCTCGTTGGCACTCGGCCGGAAATAATCATGAATCCGCCGTGGCGTAAAAGTTAGCGTCCCAACTTTTAGCGCAGCATTCCCATTCGCGGTAACTGTGTGCGTTGTGTCACCGTCATCAGTGAAAGTCGTGGAGTTGTCATCGCCTTCAAAATGAAGCAGAAGTTTTGTGTCACCGTCTGAAGAAAAAGCTGCTGTTGCGATTGTGTAAGTTGCGGTGTAGCGGGCGGTATCAGACACCCTCAATTCGTCAATGTTACCAGTTGTTTCAGCGGCGGTGATGAATTGATTTGATCCGATCCTGACCACACCTGTATAGTTCGCGGCTCTGCTCGTATCCGAGTTTCCCGACGTTGCCGCATCAGTTCCGTTAACAAAAATGAACCAGTCGTCTCCGTTCTCAACGAATGCCAAGGCAAACCAGGTATTAACTGTCACAGCGGCCGCCGCTGTTGCCACAGAAACAACCGTCGCGCTTGCCGCAACAACAACAATATGAAGAGATCCGTCCGTATCGACGTAAATCTCCATATAATTATTCGCATCTGTCCCTTGAAAATAAATCGTATTCTTTGCGGCCAGACTTGTTGATCTAAAACGCAGTTCTACGGTCCACGTTCCGTCTGAAAAATCAAAATCCGCGTTATCCGGAACAGAAAGAAAATCACCATCTCCGTCAAATTCTCCGGATCCCGTCCCAAACACAGAGATATTGTCATTGATGGTGTCGTTCCCAGCTCTTGTCCTGACAATGCCGGGATCGGAAAGATCGACGTCGTGGAAATTATCAATACTTGAACTGAATCCGAGGGGAAGCCGGGCCCGGGACTGTTTTGTGTTAAGGCCATAATACTCTTTGACTTCAAGCGGGAATAATCCGTCCATTCTATAACCTCGGCTTTAGAGGGTTTTCGTTTGGCCTACTCTTGGAAAAATAATGCGCGACAACCATGCCTGTTAGTGCCATGAACGCTTCGGTAGGCATGAGGTGCATTATGTATCCAGCGCAGGCGGTCGCTGAAAACATCAGCGCCATCCAAAACCTCGCGCTCTTTAGCTTGTTCATTTTTCCCTCCGATTCCAGGAAATCCAACCGAAGATTCTCACCGCTCGATAAGCCAAATGCCGTTTAATCCATTTCATTTTAATAACAACCATAATTTCTAGAAATATCTGATCACATCTTTTTCTTGTTAAAGTAGTATGATCTAACTTTCCTTGTCTAGAATAAAGAAAATCATGTGGAATTGAAGCTGGCTTAACTCTTCCTGCAGGATTTATAAAACTCCAGAATGGCCTGGGGATAGAAGCAAAATCCGTAATAAAACCTGCTGGTACAATAATGCCATACCATTCAAAAGGTTCCATCAACTCCCACGTCCTATCACCCACTGACCTTACGATAATGCTGTCAACAACCCCTTTCATGCGAACGCCTGCGGGTGGGGGCTCTGGTGAAGATGACAGGAGCGTTGCTTGGCGCTCGAGCATGTGATCCCGCTCTGCCTTTAACCTTTCCCTTTTCTCAATCCGCCGACGATGCCACTCTTTCATTAGAACCTCTTTGTCATGCTTACCATAACTTCTTTGCCGCCCGATTTTGCCGCTGAGATCGCGGCTTCCTTTGCCAAAGGGATGACTATTTCTTTTAAAAACTTTTCACGCTTTTCCTTTGGGATCATGTCCAAACCGAGCACTTTGCCGAAGAATGTTTTAAGCGTCCAAATCAGCATCGGGCTTGTCCTTCAACGGAGAATAGTTCAAATCTCTGTCCGGAATTTGATTCATCATTTCGTCTAGCTGTTTACCGAATGTTTCAATGGCCTGGTCCGTTCCTCTTTTTCGATTGCCGTTGTCAATCTTGAATTGCAAAGCAATTTGCAGATTCCTGGATACGTGCCACAAATCTAAAAACCGCGTACGCCAATCGATTTGATCCATTTCACTGCGCCTTCAATTCTGTTACGATTATCGTGAGCATATTCCTCTGTTCTTTAAGCATGTCCCCCTGCTCTTTCTGTTCGATCTTATACTCACTAAAGTCTCTCCTCAGATAGTGAACATCCTTCTCAATTTGAATAATTGTCTCATGCCCCTCGTTGACCTGCTCCACTACCGCTTCGACCTTTTGAGTATTAGCCCGCGATCTCTCGGCATTTGCGTTGACTTCATTCCATGTAATCCCTGCGCCGAAAACAACACTGGTGAAGATAGCAAGGGTCTTCAAGGTCGCACTAAATTTATCGCCACCTCTCCGGCCCTCTATCGAATTTCCGTTAGGTAATTTTATGGTATTCATTTTTGGTTAGGCGTAACTTAAAACCTCTTCTGCCTTACAAGTTAATCCAGTATTATTTGCTCCGTCATCTCCTGTTCCAGCTTGTCCTGTACTACTTAAATCTAAAAAGCTAGCTGACCCATTAAAACAATTTGCGGTTCCATCAGCTCCTTGATCTAATGGCCAATATCCTGTGAGGTTTGAGGGCTGTATTTGTAAAGGCATTCTCTTAACTCTCGATTGGGATAATTGAGTTATTTCTGCATCTGTTATAACTACCGTCCAAAAAGCGACATCCGTTATAATCCCTCCGAATTGGAAAGTGCTGTCGTTTGCTGTCTCTCCGATTGCTGTTAATCCACTAACATAAACTACAGCTGCAGTAAAATTCACATTATTGGCGTCTAAAGTTCCGTCTAAATAAAGCCGTAAACCTGTCGAACTACTTTTAGTACCGACTAAATGATGCCACGCATTGTCATTAGCACTTCCAGTAACACTTCTTCCCGCACCGTCAAATATCTGCCAAAACCAAGCATCTCCACTTGATATACCAAGAAAGCTTCTTGTCGCAGCAGCAGAAAATACAGCCCCAAAATCAGTATGATCCTCTGCTTTTACCCACGCAGATATTGAGAAGTTATTTGTACTTTGGTAAGTATTAGTCCCTAAAGTAACACTATCATCGACCTCATCAAACTCAACACCAGCAAAAACTATCTGGTTAAGACTCAGAGCGAGCAATATACCGAACAAGTTTTTTAAGAAAAACTTTAGCATCTGCAAGGTTTCCTATGTTGTCGATTCTGTTCTCGACGTTAGTGAGGCGGATTGATTGGGCAGCGTTTAAGTTTGTGTCGATGGCCACCACTCTTGCTGTTTCAGCGTCAATGACGGCCTGAGCTTCAGCATCAAGAATGGCGGTCTGGTCGGCTAAAGATTTTTCAACCACAATTCCGCCAACGATCTCAAGAAAATCATGGCGCACTGATCCCCACAAAGTATTTACTCGATTATATTCGGCGATATCTTTGTCGCTGAAATAGAAACAACCGGGGATCGGGCTAGATCCTCTCCTTGAAAGGGTTCCTGCGTTATCGCAGATATTGAATCCCGCAAAAGAAATCACCGGGAACAAAATCATAAAACTTAAAAACATGCAGAATATCTTCATGCGTTCTCCTATTCGTGAATTAGTAAACCGAGAATCTGAACATCACCTGTCGCATCAGCCGCGACAGCCGGATCTCTGTTAAAGAAAAACCGGCAGATGTCATCAACCGCCATTTCATCAGCCTGAGTTTGCGTGAACGTAATGGTTGCCTTGCGTGGATGATCTGCTGTTTGTGTGGTTGCTAGATCATGTGTCACCGACTGTTCAGTATCAAATCCATCGGTATTAAAATCTTCAGCATCCCCGCCTGTGGTACACATGAATTTCCCATCAAACTTAACATCTTTATCTCCAGATTGAGTCGTATCCATTGAGAAAAGGATCTCTAAGGTAGCGGTCCCGGCAGCGTAATTTGGATCGACCACGAATTGATAGGTTTTGGACTGTTCCGTTGTGTCATCAAGCAAAAACCTCCAAGGACGTTGACCTGCATCAATCCGACCCCCTGCTGTAATATCCGCTCCGGTCACCTTTGCACTCTGAACATAAAATGGAATGAACCAAGTACCACTACCTGCATGAGTATGCCCACCTGCGCAAATCGAACCAGCCGCACAAGCACCGCTCGCATCTTTTGGAGTATCACAGATCAAGAATGTTCCGGTGGCCTCCCACTCGCAAACATTTTCATCCGTAAGCGTTCCAAGAATCGCACCCGCCCCAACCGTATCACCATCAGCGTTCCATTCCGCTAGTTCTGTCGAAGCTCCGGCCGTTCCAGTTGCCAGGGTTCCATCAGCACCCGTTTTAAGCGCTGCTGCAATCTCAGTGATCGCGTCGATATGATCGGCTGCAACACGGGCCGCCGGAACCGAGCCAGTCGTGAGTTGAGTAGCTGAAATAGCGTTTGTTCCATCCGTAATCGTTTTATTTGTAAAAGCGTCCGTAGTTGCTTTCCCGACAAAAGTATCCGTAGCATCCGGATAGGTCCAAGTCCGGTCCGCAGTTGGATCTCCTGGGTCAACGGTTAGCTCAAAGTCATCCGCTGTTGTGCCCTCATAGATTATTGTCCCGCCCGTCGTGATTGTCAGGTCGTTATCAATGATGGTATCCTTCAACTGCGCGGCTTCAGCATTCACCGCGAAACAGATAAGAGCTAGGATCAAGAATATTTTTTTCATGTCATTCCTTAATTAATTTTATGTGCCTCAAGGTAAGTGTTTTCAAGTATTGATCCTGATTCAAAATCTAAATTTCCCCCAGTATCCTGAAAGACTTCTAATTGTATATAGTCACCAACTGCAAACTCTCCAACAAAAGCAATATTATGCTCAGAAGCATTGTCAGCTAAATTTCTAACTCTAGCTATGCTATCAACTCCATTTTTCATAATATCCATAAATCTGAATCCCCCACTATTAATTCCCCA